CGTAGATTTACCTGGCGTTGATAGTCCTTATGTTCAAACACCTATTGCGGCTGTAAGTGTTTTAAATGCAGCTAAAGCACTTGAGGGTGGTATTGATTCTCCTGCTGAACTTGCAAATGTTGTGAGTGGTATTTCTGCATTACCTGCACTGGGTGTAACACCTAACTTAGCACTAACGTCTGCTGTTGGTGCAACAGGGCCAGTGCAACCTCTTATGCTTTCTCAGCTAGGCCCAATAGCTGCTGCTGCTGCATTTACAGTAGCATTGCCAGATTTACTTAAAGGCGGTGCAGCAGGTGAGATACCAAGGTCAAAATATACTTTAGGCTTTGAGGATGGCAGTTTTGGGGAAACAAGCTCCCGCACTTATGATAAAGCTCAAACTCCAACAGAAACAGCAAAGAGAGATTTTGGCAGTACCCAGTCGCGTAATGCCATTGATTTTGTAAACTGGCTGCAAAACTCTATGGGTTATGAGGTTGACCAGACTGCTCTTAAAAAGTGGGAAGCAAGCGACCAAGATGAGATTGTTGACCAGTATGGTTACTTTGAGCAACGTCATAAACTAGAAGACCCAAGTGTTAACGCTGCTGACTTTGTAACCAATATGCTTCGGGCTGGTGTATTGCAACCAACCGCAGAAACACCGCCAATAAATATGCAGGAAGCATTAGGTGTTCTTAGCCCAGAAACTACCTACTACAGTGACCTTCGTGACATTCAGGTTGCAGGTAACGTAAATGTTCCATACTTGCTAAGTCAGATTAACCCATATCCAGAAGGATTTGACCAAGAAACTGGTTATATGCCAACACCAGAGCAACTTGAAACTAGAGAGCTTGCTAAAGCATATATTGAAAGAGAGCCTACACCACCGCAAACTGTAGGTGAGTTCATAGGTTCAATAACACCTCAAGAAGCTATGGCATTGCCAGCAGGTTTTGATTTTGGTCAGGTTATGCCAGCTATTCCAGGGTTAGGTAGCTATGCAAGACTGGAATCTCCTTATGACCCTGCATATCGACAGCAAGCAATATCAGTGCCAGGACAGATGCTTGACTTCCAAACATTGCAGAGAATGTTGCCTATTTAGCATGGGTGTAGACTAGAAAAATAGAGTGTGGCATAAATATCACAGGAGAGAGTGATGGATGAAGGAAAATTAAGGGGAGAACAGGATAGGGGCGAAAAAGCAAAGGCTGTCTTGCGTAATCCTATCATGGTTGAGGCTTTTGAGGAGCTTGGAAGTCGTTATATAGAAACGTGGAAGGCGACTTCTATTGAACAAGAATCTCAAAGGGAGAAGATTTTTCAGATGTATCAAGCACTGCTTGCGGTGCAAGGGCATCTGGAAGAACTTGTCAGCACAGGTGAGCTGGCAAAAATTGAGTTAAACAGTAATTCTCTATGGAGGAGATAAGATATGAGTGAAAGCAGTATCCCTGATGGGGCTGAACCACTAACCAGAGGTCAAGCAGTTGACCATCTCTTGAGTACCCCCGCCCCTGAAGAGGCAAGCGATATACCTCAAGAGCCTGTAGCTGAAGCAGAAACGGAAGTTGAAGCGGAAGCAGCATTAGTAGAAGAAGTAGAATCTGATGACGCTTTAGGGCTATCTGAAGAAGAGACTGAAGAAACTGATGTCGAATACGAAGCTACTGAAGATGAAGATGAGCAACCCTTGGAGGCCTCTGAAGAATCTGATGACGTAGAAGAGTATTACACTGTTAAAATTGATGGTGAGGAAAAGAACGTCACAACAGACGAACTTATCAAGAACTATCAACTTGAACAGGCCGCGCAAAAACGTATGCAGGAAGCTGCAAGTGAGCGAAAGCAAGCTGAAGCTGAACGCCAAGTTATAGCGCAACAGCGTGAGCAGTACGAACAGGCTTTGAATGTCTTGTCTCAGCAGCTTACAGTGCAAGAGCCTACTCAAGAATATTGGGAAAAGCTCTATGCGGAAGACCCGTTGGAATATGTAAAGCAACGTGATGGAGTTCGTGACCGCAAAGATAATCTTGCAAAGGTTCAGCAAGAGCAGATGCGGGTACAGCAAGAGAAGCAGCAAGAAATGATGCAAGCGCATCAGCAGCATCTCGCGCAAGAGCAACAGCGTTTACTAGAGCGTATTCCAGAGTGGCGTGACGAAGAAGTAGCTACGAGGGAAAAGCAAAACGTAATACAGTATGCACAGCGTATTGGTTTTACTGAGCAAGAACTCCAAACCGCCTCTGATAGTCGTGCTATTGAGACACTCCGCAAAGCATATCTTTATGATGAGTTGATGGCTAAAGCTCCAGCGGCTCAGAAGAAGGTAAGAAAAGCACCGAAAGTAACTAAGTCTGGCAAGCCTACTCCTAAGTCCGAAGTGACTGCAAAACGTAAATCACAGGCTTTTGACCGCCTGAAGAAAAGTGGCAGCAGAGATGCTGCTGTGGATTATCTTTTGGAAAGAAATAGGTAAATATTATGGCTACACATACTACTACTACTGCCGTTGGTGAGCGTGAAGACCTCGCTGACGTTATAACTCGAATCGACCCTGACGAGACGCCAATTTTTTCAGCTCTTCGTAAAGAGACTGCAAATGGTGTATTTGTTGAATGGCAAGTACAGGAACTCGCTGCGGCTGCTTCTAACAATTATCAAAACGAAGGTGCTGACGCTACTTACGACACACCAACCGCAACTGTTCGTCTTGGAAACTACATGCAGATTTCACAGAAAGATGCTGCAATTTCTGGAACGCTGGACGCTGTTGATAAGGCGGGACGCGACAAAGAGACAGCCTATCAGAAAGTTCTGAAAGGTCTTGAGCTTCGCCGTGACATTGAAAAGTCTGTTGCAACTGCACAGGCTCGTGCTGCATCTGACCCTCGTAAAGCTGGTACACTCTCAAGCTGGATTACAAACGTATCCATCGCTTCTGACGAAACTGCTTTCAATGCTGGTGTTGGTCTTGGTACACATGTCCCATCTGACGATGGTACTGACCGCACAATGACACTCGCTATGATTGATGCTGCTATGCAAGCTGCATATGAAGATGGTGGTCAGCCAAACCTTTTGGTTGTTTCACCTGCGAAAAAAGTTGCTTTCAGTGACTTGAACTCTGGTTCAGTGACCACAAACCAAATCAACTATACTGCTCCTCGTGAGGCAGCAATGGTTGGGTCGGTTTCACTTTATCTGAGTGACTTCGGTCAGCTTGATGTGGTTATCGACAGATTCACACCATCCGACAGAGTTTACCTCCTAGACAGTGACTATGCTTCTATCTGCACACTGCCTGGTCGTAACTTTGCAGTAACAGACCTCGCTAAAACAGGCGATGCTGATAAGTTCGAAATCATCACAGAATGGTCTTTGAAAGTATCTGCGCCTAAAGCACATGGTGCTGTTTATAACTTGTCATAAGTTATTAGGGGGAGAGCTTAGTCTCTCCCCTGATACTTTGGGAGAAAAGTTTGTCTAAGAGATTGCTTAAAAGGGATGCTGTCACTGGTAAGGAAACGTGGGTACACGATAATCCTAGTGGCGGTTTTGTTTACGAGACATCGCAAAACGTTGATGCACTTTTAAAACGTAACAAAGAAGAGGCTAATGCATATCGTTCTGGTTCTTTGATTGGAGATACACAAAGACATCAACAGAAGGTTGCAGAAATACCAACGGCTCTTTATTATGAGCTAGTACAGAAGTTTGGTGAGCCAAAGCATAATCCTAACGCTTGGAAAAAGTGGATGAATGATTATGAGAACAGGTTCTTTAGAACAAGTGGTGGTAACGTATAATGGCTATTACAACCTTTGCAGAACTAAAAACGGCTGTTGCTAATTTTTTAGCACGTTCTGACCTGACAGACAGAATACCTGAATTTATTAGTATGGCAGAGGCTCGTATGGGTAGGGAGTTGGAAACACGTTCACAGGAGAAACGTGCAACAGCTACGCTAACAGGTGGTGATGCATTTGTTTCATTGCCCACGGATTTGCGTTCCATAAGAATGGTCAAGCTAAACACAACCCCTACGGAGGTTCTTGAGTATTATACGCCCCAAAAAATAAATGAATTATACTCAAGCGGTGGTTCTGGAAAGCCTCGTGCTTATACCATTATTGGTGGAGAGATAAAGTTTGCACCTACGCCCGATAGCGGATACACAGCAGAAATTGTGTATATGGAAGGTGTGCCAGATTTGTCGGATAGTAATACGACAAATACGATTTTAACTCGCCACCCTGATTTGTACTTGTATGGTGCATTGTCGGCTGCAAGTGTATATTTGATGGATGATCAGAAAACACAGGTGTACGACAGTCTCTTTACACGCTCAATGGAAGAGTTAAAACGTGAAGAAGAAAAGGGTCAACATGCTGGCTCTGGTTTATTTATGAAATCTGATTACGGAGAATTGACATGAGCGCAATGAGTGATTATCTCGAAAACGAAATCCTTGACCACATACTAGGAACAGGTGCATATTCTGCACCATCTACTGTTTACATTGGTCTTTCTACTGGTTCTTTTGGTGATGATAATAGTGGTACTGAGTTATCTGGCAGTGGTTATACGAGAAAGTCTGCGGCTTTTGATGCTGCCTCTGGTGGAACAACCGACAACACTGCTGCTATTGAGTTTCCTGCTGCTACTGGTAGCTGGGGTACAGTAAGCCATTTTGGAATCTTTGATGCCTCTAGTTCTGGCAATCTTTTGATACATGGTGCTTTTTCAGCGAGCAAAACGATTGCTACAGGTGACATCCTACGGATTGCTGCTGGCGACCTAGATGTAACTGCGGCTTAGTCCAATGGCTGAGATAATCGGCCCAACACTGGAGCAGCTAGACAACTGGGGCAATATAGATGCCCTTGATGCTTTTGGCACTCTTGAGGATTTAGATAATCTCAATCTGTTTGAGACTACATCTTCTGTTGCGACTGCAATTACAGCAGCGCATACCAATAGCTTAGTAGTTGTAAAAGAGCTTGAAGGCTCATCTGCCCTATCAATTACCACAACATCAGATGGAATACGCATACAGTCTGTTGATGCTTCTGTAACAGGTGCGGCAAGTGTGGCGGCTGTTGCTAGATTTACTGTTGCAATGGATGCTTCAGTAAATATTGCAATCACTGAATCTGCTAGTGCCTTAAAGGTATTAACCGCAAGTGGCAGCGCAAATATTGCCGTAACAGCAACATCTGCTTGCAATACTATACTTGTTATTAATGGTGCTGTGAGCATGTCTGTAACTGCCAATGGCTCTACGCAGTTTACAGCTAGTGGTGCTGGTTCTGTTAGCTGTGTTATAACAAGTGTTATAACAGGTGAAATACTTGGGGAGCTTTGGTCTGTTGTGTCTGAGGGCAGTGAAACATGGAGTGAGGTAGCTGCTGGCTCAGAAGTTTGGACAAATGTAAGTCAAGGTAACGAGGTTTGGTATAGACAATGATTAGATTTGGCGAGTTTTTACCAGACCAGTCAGCTTTTAATAATGCTGGCACAACTGTAGCAACAAACGTCATTCCGTCTTTGACAGGTTATGAGAGCTTTCAGGGCCTGTCTGCTATTAGCGGCACTGCTGACAGTACCATTGTTGGTTTGTTTGCTGCTCGTGATGATAATGGCAACACAGCTTTATATGCGGCTGATAGAGCTAAGATATATAAGTTTGATACATCTGATGGTTCTTTAGACAATATTAGCAAGTCTGGCAATTACAGCACTGGCACAGAGGATAAGGTTCGTTTTGTTCAGTATGGTGAAACTGTTGTTGCTACCAACTTTGCAGATCCTATACAAAAGATAACTGCTGCTGCATCTGGTTTGTTTTCTGATCTAAGTGCTGATGCACCAAAGGCTAAATATATTGCTGTCGTGCGTGACTTTGTAATGACAGGATTTACCAATACGACCTCTGCTGGTACTAAGCCATATCGCACACAATGGTCAGCATTGGGTGATGCAACAAGTTGGGCAGTAAGTGCTACAACACAAGCTGACTTTCAGGACATTGATGACTTGGGGGATATTACTGGTTTGATCGGCGGTGAGTATGCAACGATACTTTTAGAAAAGGGTATTGTTCGTGCCTCATATATTGGTTCACCTTTGATATTTCAGTTTGACAAAGTTGAGTTGAACAGAGGTTGTAAAGTACCAGGCAGTGTTGCTAATGTTGGTCACGCTGTGTTTTACTTGGCTGACGATGGCTTTTATATGTTTGATGGTAAAGAGTCTCGTCCGATTGGGGCTGAGAAGGTAAACAAATTTTTCTTGGAGGATTGGGATGGAGCTTATGCAAAGAATATGTCGTCTGCTGTTGACCCGTTACGACAAGTTATTATCTGGTCTTATGCTAGTACATCGGCAACTAGTGGCACACCTGACAGACTTATTATCTACAATTATGCCCCCGCTAACTGGTCAACGGGGACACTTGGGG